GCCATAAATTAAATGCGAAGTAATTTTAATTTACTATATGTCTGAAGTTATTGCACCAGTTGTCTGGAATGAAATGTTTATTAACTGAGTTTCACCAAGTGTTGCTCCATACTCAGCACTTGTAATAATTCCAGAAAAAGCTAACTTTTTAGAACTAGCTGCACTATCAGGGAACAATTCAAATAATGCGTCACCAGCATCTGCAACTGTTAAAACATCCTCAATGAATGAAAGATAATCTGTATTACCAGCGTTGTCATAAATAAGTTCTGCTGATCCTTCACCAGAAATCAAACCACCAACGAATGTTTTCGCTGTACTACCTTGAACTGTAGTTTCTAAAGTATCCTTTGAAACTGATAATGACCATGATCTAGTTCCAGTAATTTCGGCCTCATCACCAGCCGAGTTCTTGAACATGATCTTACCTACATCGCCTCTAATAGCTGCCATGACAAAAAAAAGAAAGATTTATAAATATATTAACTCTTTTCGGTAGTTTTTACACCTTTTTTAGAATTTTGTTGACTCTCCATATATCTTTTGCAATTAGGATCCCAATAGTTTGGATCTCTTACACCTTTGACAGCTTCGATAGCGTCAAGCATTTCTTCTGTAATAACAAGTTTTGGCATGATTAAAGATCCTCGTAAATTGTAAATGTTATTCTTAATTGAGTTTGAAACTTGCCTTCTGGACTTGAGTTAAGAATCTCAGGGCCAATAGGTGCATCAAAAATAACACTTGATACTGTAATTCTATTGTATAAGTCCCTAAGTCTTTTGCAAATTGTAAAGTTAGACCCTGCTCCAAGACCTTCTTCTGTAAATACATTCATTAAAACAAGACCATCAATCTGATTATCAGAATCACTTGTTCCTCCCTGAGTTAAATAAGAGTTATTGCCAAAGCTAGTAATACATTGAACAAAAGTATCCTCTGCTGTTGAGTCAAAGGTCATATTATTGAACACAACAGGAATTGCTGGGCTTGAAGCAAGCTCTGTGGCTAATCTAGCCTCTATTGTTGATCTAACTGTATTTAAGTCTGTAGCAGCCATTATATTTTACCTTTGATCTTGTTGTATTCGTCTGATGCCCAAGACTGCAACTCTTTAGCAATTAATTCTGGAAAACCAGCAACAGTTTTTTGTCTTGTTCTAAATTGACCACCCCAAGATGGTGGCAACCCTTCGCCAAAACAAACTGGTTCTGCATAAGGTAAGTTGTTTGATACAGTACCGCTAAATTTTTTTATTTGGGTTTGCCATGCAAGTCTTAATGAACCTCCAACTCCTTTTTCTTTTTTTCCACTTGGTAATGTTCTAGGTTTAAAAACAGGTGTTGCTTTCTTAACTCTAGCTGTCCATTCCAAAGTAGTAGCTGCAACTAAAGTTTCTACAGCTTCCTCCATAACATCTGGAATTTGAACAATAGATATTTGTCTTGCCATTTTTACCTCAAGATAAGATCAAAACTTACAGGTGTATTATTTTGCTCATTTATAACAACTTGAATAATTTTAAATTCAACGCTACTAATAACAACTCTATCTTTTGTAGTAGGAACAAATGTCAAATCCCCAGCAGATATAGTAAGCAACTTATCTTGTGACTCAATCAAATCATTAACCTGATTTCTTGAAACTCCACTCAATGCACCTTTAATTGTGGTATCAGATGTAGATTCTGTAATAGCTCCAGTAGTGGTGTTATATGCCCCTGCTGTTACTTGTCTGATAGTCACATCACCACCAAGCTTTTTAAGTGAAGCACTGGCAGCTTTTTTTAGTGCATTAGCAAGACTCATAATCTATAAGCAATTACTTGTCCACTTGCAAGAGTGATACTTGTTATAACTCCGCATACTTCAGAAGATGCCTTCATTGTAATGCCGTTAATAGTTGCAGATCCATTCTCTGTGATGTTCTCAGCAACAAAAGTTGCCTCTGCGTCTGTCAAACAATGAACCTTACCAAATCTGCCTGTATGGGCATTTGTATCAGTAATAATAATTGCTGCTGGATAGTCGTAGCCGTAGCCCATTGTTAAGACCTCTTGATAGATAAGTTTGCTCTTCCACCTATTCTAATACCCATTAAGTAGTGGTCAACGATTGGTGGAATACGATCAACCCCGACTGCTCCATAAAATCTAGGAGTTACGTTTATATTACCAATACTTACAGCAGCAAAATCTTCTAAGCCACTTAATTCAAGTCCGTTCCTATTGTTGTTTAGATATACAGCTAAAATGACTTGTGCGTGTTTTACCCGATCTGGTATTTCAGTATCGGTGTAATAGTCAGCAACTAATCGGTTTGGAAAGCTCAACCCATACAAGTTAGTGTATGTGTCAGGTTTTCTTACTCCTGATCTTGGCCATTCTAAAGCTTGAGTATCAGCTACCCTAGCACCCAAAAACTTTTCTCTGTCAATCCTTTGGGCTGCGGTAAATAAAGCACGATTTTTATTGTCAGTACTAGATCCGTCCCAAGCTGCATTGTCATCACTAAGGATTAGCCCTTCAATGAAAGAGTTTGCATCAGCAAGAGTTATATAGGTGTTGGCATTAGCCCCACCAACAGTTGCATCAAGGGTTATCGCCATTTACTTTTACCTTTTGAGGCTTGGATTTTGGTTTTGGCTTGGATGTGGAAACAGAAGCCGCCTTTTGAGCAGCTTCGTTTTGTTCCCTCATTCGCTTAAAAGCAAATATAGCCATTAGCTAGATGCACCCTTAAGTGCAACAAAGTTAATGACAATCGCTTCACTTAAAGATCCACCAGATACGTTAGAAACTGTGATCTTGAATGAACCAGCAGCAATGCTGTTTGCACTCACGATATAAGCCCCTGCTGTACCAGCAGAACCATGACAAGCTACAATAACGTCTGTTGCTGCAACCTTACTGTTAGTAACTGTAAAAGATACTTCTGCCGCATCAGCTAATGCCGCACCGTTCATGGTTATTTGACCTGACTCTGTATTAGAAATTACAGTAGTCGCTTTGTTGGTGGCTTGTGTGACTGTTCCACCTGTAGCTGGGCCAACTAATGACCCTGCTGTCACTTCAAATAGTGATGGCATAATTAGTTAGCTCCGATTAATCTTGGTTGCTCACTACTGTTGCACGAACAATAGGAATATTTTTTGTGTTATAAACTTTTGACCAAGAAGCTACAGTCTCAAGAGTGGAACGATTAGGGTTCACAGTTGATACTGCATACTTCAAACCGCCTACATGATAAATGTAGTGAAGGTCAACAGCCATAGCTTCCTCAAGTGCAAGGATGTCTCTGTCTGTCTGTGTTCTTATTGGAGATTGTTCGCCAGTAAATATGGCTCCCTGACCAAATAAGAAACATGCATACTCAGTAGAGGCTCCAGATCCAGCAGTAGGAATGTCATCAGAAACGATTACATTCAGACCCATAAATGATCCGAAACTAGGCTGATCAAATGCTCTTGCTGTGCTACCAGAAGCTGCTGCTGTGTCTGGTGCGCCAGTGTTGTCATAGATACGATCTATTGCATTACGTTCAACCAAGTCATAGTAAGTCTTTGAATGAACAGCAATAGTTGTAAGCTTAGAACCAGCATCTCCAAGAATTGACTGTGCCTTCGCAACGTGGCGAGGACTCAATGTTGTTGGTGTATCACCTGATTCAGAGTCTATGCAATGTGTAAACAAAGCACTGTTTGAATCATTAGCATTTAATGAACCAAACGCACCAGTTAAGCAAGAATATAAATCCTTCTGTTTCTGGTTATTTACATAAGCAGCCATTTTCTGAGCAATAGCAGCCATAGGATCTAATCCACCACCAACGGCAAGACTAGCCAAATCTCTAGAACTGAAAGCTCTACCTCTGTGAAGAACAGGAGCAATTTGGTTATCTGCTGTAATTTTTGATGGAGTTAATGAAGTTGAGTCTGTAAGAACTTCAAAATCACCTGTTAAGTTTGCAGTGTACGAGGGGATTTTCACGAAATCTCCGCCCCTATCTGCTGATAGATTTAATTCTGGTAAAGGTTGTACTACACCACTCTGCAAGAATGAATCCGATAATGTTGTGGCTTCACTCAAGTAGGGGGAGAACACCTCTGGAATTATTAAATCCGACCTCAATGTAGCCATAAGATTTAAAAGATATGTTCACTTCGAGGCACAACCTCTGACGTAGCACAACCACGTTGCTTCTATATTAACCGCTAACTGCGTTTTTGAGCATATTATATTTATTTATATCTGTTCTAAATATTCTGGCTTGCTCTGTAAGGTTAAAAGAATCAGGTGCAAAAGGGTTCTTTTCACCAGCAGCTACTGTTTCAGTTTGAACTTTAGTAGTCGTTGCTCCACCGCCTTGTGGTCTTGGGTTCTTTTGTACCCATTGAGGCATTTTAGACATCGCCCATTCTTTAACTGGAGTCCTGTTATATCCATCAACAACAACAACAGTTCCGTCTGCCTCTCTAGAAAGCTGATCCCTGCTTATACGAGACAATACATATTGAGGGTCATGAACAACATCAGCAAGTGCTGTTACTGCTGGGGCTTCAACTTCTAACTGCCTTTGTTTTGATTCTAGTTCCTGTATTCTTTTGTTTTTTGCTTCTTCTGCGTCACGATATTGTTGAGCCTGTTTTGCCATCGCTTCGTCATATCTGCCTTTTGCCTCTAGCTCTTCTTGCTCTTTCTTTTGTTTGTAAGCAATTAAAGCATCAACATCAACATCTGGGGGGACGGCTCTTGCTGCCTCCTTTGCTTTTTTGTAATCATCTAATAATTCAGCTTTACTTTTCCTGAGTGATTCAACTTCTGCCATTAACGCTGCTGTATCAACAGGTGAATTTGGTTTGATTGCTTCGTCAGCCATAAATAAAAAATTTACAATTATTCATAATACTAGCTCCACTTTGTAACATTTGCCCAATACGCTGCTGACATTTTACCTTTGGCAATATTTTTAGCGTGTCTAGCCTTAAAACTCTTGCGTTTTGCCTTATCTGCGTCTGACTCTCCCTTTCTTGGTGGCTTAGTACTTGCTCCCTGCATACCAAACCTAATAAGTTTGACTTTATCACCTTGTTTTGCAAGGACAACATGAGACTTTGTTGAGTGTGATGGGGTTCTCTTTGGTTTATTAAAACCAGATAATCCAAATCTTTTAAGTCTAGGGTCACTCATTTTCCTGTTCTCCTCATAGCCATTCGGTGCGACTCAGTAAATGAAACCCCTTCTCTCATCTTGCGTTTCATATATTCCATATGAGCCTTTGTGTGACCATGAGCCTTTTGATGCTTTGCAAGCGTGTTCTTTTGTCTGGTAGTAAGCTTCATTTTCTATATCTTCTATAAATTGCCATATCAACAGTTCTTGCTTTATCTCCTCTCATGTAACTATTAACTCTACCCATAGACCACGCAGCCATAGGGACATTTCTTGAACCAGATGACAAATAAGCACCCTGTCCTTTTCTATAGACAGCAGCAAGTTCTCCATATTTAAACTTAGTACCTTCTGCCTTTTTCTTTAAGCTACTTTTTACTTTTTCGCTTAGTGGTTTTCTTTTTGGAGCCATCTTGTTTAGTGCGTGATTTAGATACAGCCTTTATGTCAATATAAGCACCTTTTTTATAAAGCTCTGATGTTCTTTTAATCTCAGCAGCTTTCGCAGACTTGTTTTTAGAACCAGATAGGTATTTTTTGGGAACACCTGTTTTCTTGTCCTTTGGAACTCGCCTTAGTTTTTTAGTCACTTCTTAGATTTCTTTTTGATTGCTGGTTTTGTTTCTTTTACAGCCTTGGGTTTTGACTCATCGTAAGTCTGGACTTTAAATGTATAACCCATTATTTTTTACCTCCCTTCTTTACTTTCTTTTTTTTCTTAGGTGTGCCGTACATAGGAAAATAAGTAGCTGAATATATCTTACTTCTTTTTACGTTTTTTAGCAGTTGATAAAGCTATTGCCTGTGCTTGCTTTAGTGTCTTGCCTTCTTTCATCAGCAAACGAATGTTGCTAGAGATAGACTTTTGTGATTTGCCTTTCTTAAGTGGCATTAAGTAACACCTTTCTTTTCTATTTCTTCTATTTCCTTCTCTTCTTTTTCTAATATATTTACACCTTCTAAAACATTTACATTTTCTTGACCATAGCTATGAACAAGAGCAGTTGCCAAGTCAAGAGCAGTTGTTTCAACGCCACTAACATAATTATGACCAACAGCACCATAACTGAAATTTAAAGAAAACTCAGCATCTTCAATTAAATCTTCATTGCCAGACCATATAACAACACTAGGAGACTCAGGCATTGTTGCAAACGCTATTTCACTTCCATATTTTAATTCGATTTTTACAGACATTAGTAAGTGTTTCTTGTTAAAGACAATATCATGTGAAAATGATCTGGATCTACACTATACAGTCTAAACATTAACTCTGGTGTTGCAAAGTGTTCTACACCCATACTTACAACTTCAGTAGCTCTGTCTGATCCTAAACGCACATAAGGTCTGCCAACATAAGGAGATACAAATTCATCAGGCAATACCTTTTCTTTTAAAGTCCATGCTCTTTTAACTTTAGTCTTTGCTTTTGTAGGAATATTACTTGTAATTCTTGATGTTCTCCAATTTACAGCCATGTCAAGATTATTTTTAGTAATTTTTTCCAAAGAATGACCTACCTCATGAAAAATAGTTTGTTTTGCTTTTAGTGTTCTGGCAACGCTTGTAGGATCACCAAACGGAACTAATATCTCTCCAAGTTCATTGTATGCACGACTTGTGCCTAGCTTAACTTTTGTAAGTTGTCCTCCATCTGAAAGCCTTGCTTGTTTAACAGTAACACCACCACCATTGAACATCTTTGCAAATTCTTCAATTTCTTTTCTAACACCTAATTGAAGGGCTTTTGTTTGATTAGTAAATGGTATTTTGTCTAAACTTTCTTTGATTGTCTTGTCGGAAATATTTGTTTTTAGTAACTCTTTCCTCAAAACCGCCATTTCCTTTGCTCCTCTTGCTTCAATTTTTTCTAAAACTTCTTTTTTAGCTTTCCAAAGTGCCTTTCGTTTTGCGTTTTCTGTTTTATAAACTGTTATTGCGTCATTGTAGGATATTCCACCTGTGTAAGCACTATCAAAGTCATAAGTATAATAAGACTCCCTTGCATCTTGGAACTCTTCAAAAGCTTTTTTATAATCCTTTGTTAAAGATTTAGTTTTGTCAAATCTGCCCTTAGTCATAGACTCACCTCTTTTTATTGCCTCTTTATAGTCAGAGGTTGCACCCCATGAATCTGTTGTAGGCTTTGTATTTGTAAGTGTTTTAACTTTTGGCTGGGGTTTAACTTTCGGTTTGATTGCACTAGGCTTGCCATACAACCTTTGCAAGTCTTTCAAACTTCTTTCGCTGCCATCTTCCCTGACCATCTTTCTTATAGCCTTCTGCCCTGACCCTTCCTTTTTTGCCAAGCGTTCAAAATATCTAACCTTCTGTTCATTACCCAAAGTCTTGACCTTTAGTTTCTTATCTTGCCCTAAAAGCCAGTCACCATACTGAGTGTCCTGTGGTACTCTACCAGTCCCCTCTCCTGTGGGTCGGGTTACAACTTTGCCTTTGGGTGGAGCTTTAAGGTCTTGGAATCCTTCCCTTTTCTTTAGTCCTTCGTAATCAACAACAGGAACAGTAGTGGATCTACAGTTAAAATGCTGTGGTGGTGTTGGCCCTTTATTATATGCAAACTTCCTACCATCTAATCTTTTACATATTGGGCTAGTCCTACTATCAAGCGTTGCGACATATTCATACTTAGGAGCAACTTTGCTATTAGCTGCATAGACAGCCTGTGATGCTTGGTTCTGAACTTGGTTAACAGAAGTCCTGACAATAGTTTGTATTTGATTAGTAGAAACTTTAATAAGTTCTCCACCCGCTTGGGATATTTGTTTTACAGATGTAGGGAAAGTTCCAAACTCTAGCTTGCCAACCATTCGCCTTGCTATCTGTTGTGTTGACTCTCCACTAAACACCCCCTGTCTTATATGCCTTGCAAGATTATCTTGCTGTCTAGTTGCTATCCCTCTAAATGCTTTCTCGACTGTTTCCCCATTTGGCAAAGTCATTGTTGCACCTTGAGTTGCAGTTAAATCAAATTTGCCTTGACCAAACTTGGCAAAAGAATCTTCTTTAAATGCCTTGCTTGTAAATACATTGACCTTAGTTGGATCTGTACTTACAAAAGAATCTGCATACTTTGGACTAATTGCAACTGAATTAATTGGAATATTTCCTGATTTAGTTACTCTTTTTAGTTCGTTCTGTATAAAGTTTGTTTGAAGATGAGCTAGTCCTTGCAACTCTTTCTTAAAATCTCTAGCTGAAGCACCAGACCATTTATTAAGACTAGACTTTGCCTGACTGATTATTGATCTAAGTCTTTTCCTTGTCTGTGGTGATATGACTACCCCTTCCCCTGCGGCTTGTTGTCTTATATCTATTTGCTTGAGTTTCTTTGCTGCAACAATAATTACATCAGAATAAGTGGTGGCATACTTTCTAGCTACAGCATTACTGTACCTGTTTAGATCAATAGTCTCCCTAAAAAATACCTCTGGAATACTCATTTATCATTCTTCTCCCTCTTCCTCCTCCTCTGGTTCTTCATCGGGTTCTTCTGGTGGCTCTACTTCTGTAAGTCCTCCCTGCTGTGTACTTTCTATCTCTTCTTCAACATCGAAATCATCACCGAGAACTTCTCCAGTACTTAGTTGATTCAATAAAGTCTCCTGACTAATAGTTCCAGCAGTAAACAATGTAAGCAAACTGGTTATCTCCTGTGGTGCTAATCTCGCAGAAACAAAGTCTCTATTAACAAAAGAGCTACCAGCATTAGGTTCATTAAGATATTCGCTATGGAATCTGAGGCAGTTATCAATCAAGTCTTGCATCTGCTGTGCAATCACCATCATGGTGCTGTCATTCTGTGACCTATCAATCCTTTTAGCTTCTGCTGTTTCTCCTACTAACTTCTGACCTAATACCGCAGCTAACGACAAAGTATTGATCTGCTCTGCAATATCCTTCAACCTAGTAAACTGGCTGTCATAGCTATCACCAGATGGGCTGATATATTCCATCCTTGACTCAGGTGGTAATGATAATGCTTCATTAGGGCCACTTGTTATCTCATCTGCATTTGGATAGCCAAAGACAGCAAGTAAAGGAACAGAACTGATGTGCAAGATATTGTCCAAGTCACTCTGAATCTGGTAATGCTTAAGGTTTAGTTCTGCAATGTCATACAAAGGGGAACGGCTTTCAAAGAAACCAACCCTGTTTGAGTAAGCAATCGAAAATGGAATCTTGTCCTTGAGGCTCATTTCACCTTCATCATGTAATTTATATTCCCCTTTTTTATCTTTCCTGTGGATCTCATATCTACCCCTTTCCAAAACCCTAATCTGTTTAATTATCTTGTCACCATACTTTCCATCTGGCTCAACAACCTGTTCTAATAACCTTACTTGTGTGAGTTGCCTTGAACCATCTATGATTTCACTTCTAAATCCTAGTATGTCCTTTGGACTATAAGTCACCCAGTATGGTCTGGTCTTCTCGCCATCCTTCGGTGCATCTACCAATACTCCAACATGACCAAAAGAAATCGCTACTCTTGCAACATTGTATAAAAATATATTCAGATCATTACCCTCCAAGTCCACATCGAAAAGCTGTTCCCTTACCAGATCACTAACATCATCTAATCTAATTGGCTTCCTCACCAGCATGCCGCTTAACATTTTCTCGATTCGTTGCAAATATGGAACAACAGTGGATCTTGAAAGGCGAACGTCATATGAGTCATCAGTTTCCCTGCTCTCCTGTGGGAGGTATTTTCTATGCTCACTCCTGACCTTATATGTTCCTTCCTTGAGGTCAGCTATTAGATCCCAGAAATTAGCCATTCTTTGATAGGCTGCATTAGGACTCGCAACTGTTGTAGGAGCTACTGTTACAGGCTGGTTGTAAATATTTAGTGAGCTATACACAGTTTTGCCTCAATACTATCATGTTCTTAATATATTCTAATCCCTGTCGGTCTGCCCGCACGAGCAAATAAAGGATTGAACTCCCTCCAGATTAAATAACCCACAGCATCAGCCATATGGTCATAACCAGATTCTTTATCAGGTTCACCCTTAGTGTTGTAGCTCTGGAGTTCCATTGACTCTATTAGCTTTCTGCAACTGGCATGGATTTGTAAACGGCTTTCCCCTTTGCCGTTACATAATAAAGCCTGTACGGAAGAGATCCTGTCTCTGACTGGGGGGTTAGAACGTGGGCTTTGATTGCTGAACCCATAGCCTTCAAGGATTTGAATGTCTGTTTGACTTGCATTAGTACTTCTGTTGCCTCCACTTGCATCTGGGTAAACGTATATCTTGTTCATAGGGTATCTGGCTTTGATCTCTTGAGCAATACTATCTGTATCGTGAGCTTTAGAAATCTCATCAAATATTAACAATTTTTGATTTTGTACGATACCGATCACTGCGTTCATGTTGCCGATGTTAAAGTCCATGCCAACTCTTAATGGTTCTAATCCAATATCAGGCTTTGCAGTTATTACATTGTTTTCTCTAGTGAAGCGATCATAAACCTGACCTGTTGTTAGATTGACAAACTCTCCATTGAGATAGGCTTGCAACATTGATGGGTCATAGTTGGCTTGCATACGTTCAATGAAGTCATCAGGTAAATGTGGATTGTCTTGAGTCCTCATCTTTATTAGTTCCCGATCAGTTCTTTCTTTTGCTTCATCAGTACCGAAGGTGTTATATAACCACCTAAATCCCTCTGGTGTACTGGCTGCACAAAACTGGCGAACATTACCAGCCCTTAATCGTCCAAGTATTTTAGGGAAGGCTTTATCTGCTATTACTGGGGAAACTACGTCTATTTCATCAACAAGAACGTGCGAAAGATTCAGACCAATAATTCTGCTCCAATTTTCAAAGGATCTACAGAGTAGTTTGCTATCACCTTCTTTGAAGTGCATTGTATATTCTGGAAGCGGACTAGCTCTAAAGGTATATGGGATTTCATACTGCTCAAGGAACAACTCAAAGTCTGTTTGCCATATGTCACGAATCAAAGGAGCCGTTGGTTCCATAACAGCACCAATAAAGCCGATGTTCATTGCAGCTAACTTTACTGCCATACTGCATAAAGCTCTAGTCTTACCAGCCCCATAGCCTGCACTAAGTCCTACTATTTCATTCTGATTATCAAAGAACTGTTGCTGCGGTGGGTGTAAATCGTTTCTTATTTTTTCTAATAACTCATCAGTATCAATATCAGTGTAGTGACTGCCTACATGATCCAGAACAGAACCTTCTCTGTTCAGTATGCTCAAGACATCACCTGACCGACCTTTGCCATTGAATTTATACAGCCTAAAGCAACTGTTAACTGCCCTGATTTCCTAGCCTCTTTTGCCAGTGATGCATACTGAGCTAAAACTTCCGCAGTAAATTGTCGTCTATCAATATCAAAATCTTGCTTCAAAATCTCTCTGGCATCTTGCATATAGCTATCAACTGTCCTTGAAGATACACCCCATTCAGTCGAGGCAAATCGAACTATCTCTGATCTAACAGTACCGACAGACAAAAGATTAGCTACTTTGTTCACTCTGAACTCATGCTCACTCTTATTAGTTCTGCCGTTAGCCACTATGGGAATATGGTTTTATTTAATTTAAATGTAGCGTTAATCTAGTGTTTTTGTAAATTTACTATATTTTTCTTTAGGTCTTGGTTGCTGCCAATGTCTAACACCATTGATTATGCGGTAGTGTTGTTTTTGAAGTGGATCGTAAACTGTTGTGTGGTTCATAGTTTTTATTTTTAGATTTCTAAATAACGTTAATCGCTAGTTTTTGTCGATCAAATCATATTTTTCATATTTTTTATCTAATTCAGAATTTCTTTCTGGATTGATTCCAAATTCTCTTATTTCTTTTAAAGAAATTAAATTTTCTGTAAAAAATCTCTCATCAATAAAAACTAAAAAATTATTAAAAATAC